AGCAGTAGAGCAGTCAATGTCTATGGGCAAAATGATGTTAAAAGATGATCAAAAGAAAGTCTTTGACGAAATGATGTCTATGAATGATCAGCAAGCAAAGGAAAAATTAGCGTCTCTCAAAGCTGAAGACACCGCTGCAAGGGCAGCTAATAAGGCCGCAGTTGCCGCCAGAGATGCTATTGAAGAAAAATACGAAAACGAAGGCAAGAGCATCAAAGATATAGTAGGTGAAGATAGAGTACGATTCGATGCGCTGACTAAACAAATGAACGAATCTGCAAAAGCGTCAACTGATGCACAGAGTTCAATTAAAGCTGCTGAACGTGCAGAATCTACAAGACTAAATCTTCAAAAGATGGGCTACGAAGTAGGCATCAAACAAGAAGAAGATAAAGCAAAAATTATCGAAGAGCAAGGTGAAAAAATAAAAGCTGATATTGCTGACGCATTGCCTGTTAAAGATATTTTGGATAAAGTAGAAGAAGCCAAGACTGTTTTATCTGATCACCAAAAAACTGTTTTAAAATACGCTTATGAAGATACTGAAGGTAAACAGATGCAACTGGACAACCAGAAAAATCTTATCAAAAGTGAACTTAATAGCATTGCAGAAAAAAACAAACAAATTGAAGACATACAAAAAGAAGCTGATGGTAGAGAATTAACACGCCGTGAACAAAATCGTATTGAAAAGTTAAAACAAGAAATAGATAGCGGAAAAGAAACTTTAAAATTTAGAGAAGAAGAATTATTTGTATATCAAAATTTAGATAAACTAAAAGCTGAAAATGAGATCAAGGCTAAAACAGAAACAGTCACGGCTGTTGAAAAACAAAACGAAAAAATTACAGCTGATATTAAAGACGCACTGGGTACAGCAACTGAAAAACTAACAGTTAATGGTAAAGATGTAGATCCAAAGAGTGATGAAGGTAAAGCAGCACTTGAACAAATGGAAAAAGTTAAAGCGGGTATACAATCTACCATAGGTGGCGTTATAAAAGAGTTACCCAATGCATTAGGCACAGCAACTGAAAAACTAACAGTTAATGGTAAAGATGTAGATCCAAAGAGTGATGAAGGTAAAGCGGCGATAGCACAGATGGAAACAGCCAAAGCTGAGATGAGTAAATTTTTTAAAGATGGCGTTAGATCAGTAGCACCAAACGAAGCAGGTAAAGAAAAAGACTTTGGTAAGATTGGAGTAGAACAAGGTGCAGAAGCAGAAGCCAAAGCCAGATATGACGCACTTAAAAAAAGTGCAGGCGGTGTTGAAGATAAGCAAGAAAGTAAACAGATACCTACACCAAAAGCATCATCAATTGGAGTTGACTTAAACGCAATCAATTTACCAGGATTTGGACCACAACTTAAATCAGGAACAGCATCTATTCCTGAAAAGAAAGCCAGCCCTGGTAAGAAAATTAATCCAGAAACTGGAGAAGAATACACACCATTACCGGACAAAGCTGACAAACCAAAAAAAGAAGAAACAGCATCTACCAAAGAGACTGCAAGCAAGAAAGACGCTACCTTATCTGATGTGGTTACCTCTTTAAATATGTTAAATAAACAGATGGGACAGCTTCTTTCTCAGCAAGACGAACTTGGAAGAAAACAAATTCAAGCTACGCAAGCTAATAGTTCCAACGTTTACGCTAAACAATAAAAATTATGAGTTGGAAAAAATACTTCACCCCTGTTAACGTTAATAACAACCCGTCTTCGGGTCCGTTAACCAACACTGGCGGCATGGGACCTGCACGTAAAAACTACAGCAGTTTCTTACCTGATGTGTATACGGGTGCTCCTAATAGAGTCGAACGTTATCTGCAATATGATACGATGGACATGGACAGTGAAGTTAATGCTGCCTTAGATATTATTGCTGAATTTTGTAGTCAAAAGAACAGAGAAAATCAAACTCCGTTTCATTTGTTCTTCAAAAGCAAAGCAACTAACAGCGAAATTAGCATTTTAAGAGAATATTTACAACAGTGGGCAAAGTTACAAAATTTTGAAACCCGCATATTTAGAATTGTACGCAACGTATTCAAGTACGGTGATGCATTTTTTATTCGTGATCCTGAAACTAAGAAATGGTTCTATGTTGATGCCGCCAAGATTGTTAAAATTATAGTTAACGAAAGCGAAGGAAAAACTCCCGAGCAATATGTTATCCGTGACTTAAATCCTAATTTTATGGATCTTGTTACAACAACTATTAATCCTAATACTACAAATACCAATAACAGAGGCACTGCTTACGTAGCAGGTGGCCAAGCTGCTCGAGGAATGACCGGAGCCTATCCTGCATCAAGTAGCAGTTCTACAAGATTTGATATTCAACAAAACGAATTAGCAATAGATGCTGACCATGTCATTCATCTAAGCCTGTCAGAAGGATTAGATAACAACTTTCCGTTTGGTAACAGTTTGTTGGAAAGTGTATTCAAAGTATACAAACAAAAAGAATTATTAGAAGATGCTATTCTAATATATCGCATACAACGTGCTCCAGAAAGACGTATTTTTTACATTGACGTAGGCAACATGCCAAGTCACCTGGCTATGGGTTTTGTTGAAAGAGTAAAAAATGAAATACACCAAAGAAGAATACCAAGTGCTACTGGTGGTTCTACTAATGTTATTGATTCAGCATACAACCCGTTGTCTATTAACGAAGATTACTTCTTCCCAACCACCGCTGAAGGACGAGGAAGTAAAGTTGAAACTCTACCAGGAGGCACGAATCTTGGTGAGATTGACGACTTAAAATACTTTACAAACAAGTTATTCCGTGGCTTACGTATCCCGTCAAGCTACTTACCAACTGGCGCAGACGACGGTGCAGCACAGTATAACGACGGTCGAGTAGGCACAGCATACATTCAAGAACTGCGTTTTAACAACTACTGTATGCGTCTACAGAGTCTAATGCAAGATCAGTTTGATCAAGAATTTAAACTGTACTTGTATGAAAGAGGTATCAACATTGATTCAAGTTTGTTTGAATTAAAGTTTCAGCCTCCACAAAACTTTGCAACTTATCGCCAAGCAGAACTTGATAACCAACGTATCAACACCTACGGCACTATTTCACAACAGACTTATATCTCAAAACGTTTTGCTTTAAAGCGTTACTTAGGATTAAGTGAAGAAGAAATTGCAGAAAACGAACGTATGTGGGCAGAGGAAAACGGCAAAGGTGCACCTACAACAACTAACTCCAGCGGTGAATTACGCGGTGTTGGAGTAAGTCAAGCTGGGATAGAATCTGATGCTACTGCATTAGGTGACGCAGTACCGCCGCCCGGAATGCCAGATGCTACAGGTGCACCAGCTCCGGGAGCACCAGCACCAGCTGCTCCGGCAACTCCTCCCGCAGCATAAATATTAGTATGATACTTCGCGAATTATTTTACATAGATAAAGATATCAAAGCTATATCGGATAACCTACGTTACGATGGTGCCCGTGACTCTACTTCTATGAAAAAAGATGACACAAGAAAAACAAAATTAACTCTTAAGCAAATTAATGAGTTACGTAAAGCGAGCGAACAACACATTCTTGAACAAGAAAAAGAGTTGGAATTTGTAGAACAAATGTACAAAACACCAGCACAACCAGCAGCTTAAATTAAAAAAGCTAAAAAAACGCCATATTGCAGTATATTTTACAGTTTTGTGTAAATATATTCGACAGCCTTGCACAATACAATCATAGGAGACAAACATGACTGATCGATCAAAGTTCGAGCAGATGCTCGAGTATCTAATTTCTGAAGAACAAGACAAAGCCAAAGAGCTTTTCCATCAACTTGTAGTTGAAAAATCACGTGAAATTTACGAAACTATTCTTTCCGAAGACTTCGAAGATCTTGAAGAAAAGAAAGATGAAGATGACGAAGAAGAAGTAAAAGAAGTAGCTGATGATGAAGAAGACGAAGACGACAAAGTTGAAGAGAATTTTGGCTTTGGAGAAGCAGACGACGAAGAAGAATTCGGCGGTGATGCAACTGACGATTTTACTGGCGATATTGAAGCCGGTGATGACGAAGGTGACATGGACGACATGGGCGGAGAAGGTGACATTGAAGATCGCGTAGTTGATCTTGAAGATG